ATATAGCAATCTTCTCTAGTTTTATAATCTTTCTTAATATAGTCGCGTATATACTTAATCGGAAATCTTTTTAAATTGTTCAACTACGTTCCACCTCATACTATAATGTTCTTTATCTGTATTTAATCCTACATCATCTTCTGGTAAGTTTAACACTTTACCAGCAACAGTGTCAAGATATTTTAAATTTAAATACTTTTTAAGTAAATAAGATATTATTATATCATCTCCACGTTTAGGATAGCCTATTTTTTCTATATCTTCTTTTATTAGATCTAGAGCTGATTGCTTTACTAAATTAACAGACCCTACTATGAAATCTACTTTTGCATCTTCACTCCAATGATCTTCTAAATCATTGTAACAAGTAGCATTAGATACTCCAGATTTACCATACAACCCTACTATATTTAAATTTTTATCATACATTTTTTTAACTAAAGAAGGATGAGGAAGAAGGTCATCATCTATAATTAATTTATAAGGTTCATCGTAATCAAAACATCTAACCCAACGCTCCATACATAACCAGTTTTTTTCATTATTTATAACATCTACACCATTACCTAGATAAGGAAAAGGGTCATTAGGATTATTGTTAACAACAGTTATAGGTAATAATTTTTTATAAGTATTAATAATGGTATGCACATTATTAGGTCTTTTATAATTTAAAACAATTAATCTTATATTAGCCATATATTGAAACACCACTCATTTTAGAATGTGTATATATAGCATATCTAACAGAATCACTAGGATGAGAAGTCCAGTCATGAATTGGTTTAGGATTCTCAGTATTAGGATTCCATCTATAAGAGCTCATAGCAGAATAAGTATGTTTTCCCCCCATAGTATCAAAATACAAATTATCATTTTCTATTAATGACTGTAAACAAGCTATACCGTCATTAACTTATTTAATAGCATTTTCACAATATATATCGTAGTCATAAGCAAAATCAGCTTTTACTTGTTGTGCTGCAGAATCAATATAAATAGTTTCTATATTCCATCTATCTATTTGTTCTTGTATAGCAGAGGCTAACTCAGAAGTAGTAGATTCTTTAGATATATATTCATCTAGTATATAATAAGATGTACCATCATAACCTATAACAACAAATACATTCTCATCTCTATACCCAACATCGAGTCCTGCGATAATTTCCATGTATCTATTTTCTGCATAATCATCAATATGTTTTGTTTCATCTAAATACTCATATATCTGTGCTTCTGTAGTAGTCCACTCACACTCATATTCTTGGGCAAAAAGTGCTCTTGTAGAAGTTCTTTTAGCTTCCATAACATCTTTTTCAGATAGTAAAGGATTAGCTCTCCAAGTGTGTATAGAAGATCCCCATTCATCATATTCATCATCTTTACCTCTCATAAAGTAGTTATATAAATAATTACCTTTACCACGTGGAGTAGAAATCCATAGGCATCTGGAGTCTTTAAAAGTAGATAGTGCAGGTCGTAAATCACGAGTAAAATACTCGTCATGAGGAATAATTGCGGCCTCATCTACAATTAATAGATTAGCAGCACGACCAACTAAAGAGTCTCTATTATTAGCTGATAATAATCTAAATATAGAACCATTAATTAATTTAACTACTTTATCTTTTTGATTAAACTTATCTACCTCAAGTTCCATATTTTTAATTAGATCAGTAACATAATCCCAAATAATAGAAGATAGTGAGAAGTTAGGAGCAACCACCATAACCTGTTGACCAGGCTCTAATAGTTTAGCAAAAGCTATAATAGCAGCAGAATAAGATTTACCAGTACGACGAGCTGCCACATGTACAAAAAATCTATTATCTTCTAAACCTTGTAACATAGCTTTTTGAGATTCGTTAAAAGTTACATTTTGAGGAAGTTTACTGCACAGCTTATGTACATTAATTTTAAAAAAGTTATCATTCATTTAGGTAACATATTATATAGTATGGAGAAAACAGTTACTAATCCTGCTACAACGCCGCCAGCCCATAGCAAAGTATGTAACGAAGTTTTACCTTTAGTAGCAAGCTCACTAACATCATTTAACTTTGCATGAATTACTTTTAATTCTTTAGAGATGGAGGCCATATTCTCCATTATAATTTTATGTCTGACTTCACACACTGCTTCATGCGAAGAAATATTTGCTTTATTAGTCTGAGAACGTTCATGTAGAATATCTAATTCTGCTTGCACTTGATCCAACTCTCTTATATTGTCTGACATAATTACTCCGCATAGTATTGCTATACTCTTTATTTATTTTGTTGCCTTATATTATAGTTTATTAATTTTAATCTATCTTTGCTGTAGTAAAATTCAGCAGTGGTAGGTATTTCAAATCGTTCATCACTTACAGTAGTAAAAAATCTCATTCTTCCTTCTGCAAATACATCATCTTCTAGAACATTTTTAATTGTTTTAAAAAATAACTGTCCTGGTAATCTATACTTAACTTTATATGTTAACATTTTCCCTCCGTTAACTGTTTATATTTTAATTATAAAGTTAACGACACTACTTGGCAAGGTTGTTGTTAAAGCAGGAATGCTTAGTCCTGGTATACTGTGCGTGTGTCCAGAGTTACTTACCCCAGTCAATGCGGTACCAGTAGCAGAGTCTTTTGCTGATGTAGCAAAAGTAGCTGTAGTAGTACTTAATGAGTTTGTAGTAGATCCAGATGTTGCAGTTCCTGTAGTACCCGTAGCGTTGGTAATAACACTCGAAGCAGCAGCAGAACCTGTTTCTGTACCAAGAGTGCTGTTATTACTACCTTTACCAAGTAGTACTCTATCTCTAAGATCTGGAAGACCAAAAGTAGAAGAACCATCTCCTGTACCGTAAGCGGTAGCTATTGCAGCAAATAGTCGCGCATAAGTACTTCTACTTACATTGGACCCATCACAGAGTAACCAACCTGCATCTGGAGCAGCTGCCCCACCAAAAGCTATAATTGATCCTGACGGAACAATTTCGAATCCACCTGCAGTAGATCCATCGTGTACTATCAACCCTTCGGTTGCAGTATCATATGAGAGTTCGCCAGCAGCACCTGTAAATGCGTTATTCTGTGCGGTAGTACCTCTCCTAAGTTGTAGTGCTGTAGCCATTTATCGCTCCTTATTTATTTGCACAATCAAGTGTGCCTATTTTCTCAAGGTTATACTAACCTTTTTATCATATTTATTATTTAACGTCAATATATTTTATTTATTAGAGTGCGCCAAGATCAAGACCTAACACTTGACCAATAGGATCCATTAAATCGTACTTAGTTGAAGTAGCTATACCAAAGGCATCTGTAGATGCGTCTGTTAAATTACCTAAATCAGTGTTTTCTGTACCAGGAATTACAGAAGTCGAAGAGTTTTGATAACCTACTCCAGCTTCTAAATCTCCCCATTCTCCTGCATTTCCTGCATCATTAACTTTAAGAACTTGTCCTGCATCTCCTAAACTTGCAGGAAGGTTTACTGCAATGTCACGACCATCTACAGTTCCTGATACAACTATATTACCTGTTATACCTACACCTGTAGATGATGTTTCAAACTTTTTTGCATTATTGTGATATATGTCTACTGCACCATCAGGAGTAGCAACCAACATATTTTCATCACCAGTTCTTTTAAGTAACTTGATTCCTGTGTCAGATCGTACACCGATAAAACCATCGCCTGTATCATCTATAAGAGCATTAGTACCATCATGAAAAATTGTAAAATCAGAGCCTGTACCAAATATAGCTTTAGTATTGTCTGAGAATATCAAACTGTCTGCACTACTATCCCATGTCATATTACGAGAGGCAGTATCCCCATAAAGTATTACATCGTACCCTTGATCATTAGCACCTATAGTAAGAGTAGCGTCAAGTTGGACCGCGGCGTTAATATCCAGTGCTTTATCAAACTTTACAGCTTCTGAACCATCAGTAGTAACAATAGTCATATAAGCAGTATCAGCTTCTTCAATTACTAAAGATGTTGCACTATTATCTAATACTTTGATAGAACTTGCTACAGGAAATTGTAGCGCTCCATCTCCTCCTGCAGATAAAGTAAGATCTCCTGCTATAAGGGCAGATCCAGCAATTGCTAAGTCATGAGCAGCAGGGCTAATATTACCAATAGACATATTACCACCTACATGCACGTTACCTGTAGCAGTACCATTACCAACTGTCACGGTAGCATTAGCAGCTAATGTAAGTTTATTTGTGGCATCTATTCCTAAACCGCCTAAGTATGAATGAATTTTTGTAGTCATAATAATCTTTCCTTACTGCGCATTTATAGAGCGCCTAAATCTAAAGATACTGTTTGCCCACGAGGGTCCATTAAGTCATAAGACGCAGTGGATTGTACACCAAATGCATCTGTAGATGCGTCTGTTAAATTACCTAAATCAGTATTTGTAGTGCCTGGAGGATCTAATACAGTAGTATTAGTACTATAGCCTAAACCTCCACCACCTGCAGCATCAGCCCATGCAATATCGGTACCATCACTTGTTAAGACTTGATCAGCACCACCAGCAGCTAATCTAGCAGTAGCACCCGAAGCATTACCATATATAAGCGAGCCTCTAGTTATTGCATTAAGTTGATTAAGTTCTGTAGTAGTAGTGCTTCCTACAGCAACCTTACCAGATCCGTCAGAGGCTAAAGCACGAGAAGTTGTTAGATTACCTGTAGTTATAGTTGAGACAGCCCCTGCTATATTAGCAACTCTTCTTGCCTCTATAGCAGTAGCTTCTGTAACTCCAGCAGTTAGTTGTGTTTGTATAGCCGAGCTAACCCCGTCTAAATAACCTACCTCAGTTGAAGTAACTGCTGATACAGCTACTTTTCCTGAACCATCTGATACTAAAGCTCGACTCGCTGTTAGATCTGCATCATCAATAGTTGTAGCTGCACCTGTTATAGTAGCCTGCTTAGAGTCAATCTGAGTTTGTATAGCTGAAGTTACGCCATCTACATACCCTAACTCTGTAGCAGTTACTGCTGATACTGCAACCTTTCCAGACCCATCCGATACTACAGCACGAGAAGCTGTTAGATTACCTGTAGTAATTGTAGATACAGCTCCTGCAATATTAGCTGCTCTTCTTGCTTCAATAGCAGTAGATTCTGTAACTCCTGCAGTTAGCTGAGTCTGAATTGCAGAGCTAACTCCGTCTAAATAACCTACCTCAGTTGAAGTAACTGCTGATACAGCTACTTTACCAGATCCGTCAGAAACTATAGCTCTTGAAGCTGTTAGATCTGCGTCGTCAATAGTAGTAGCTGCACCTGTTATAGTAGCCTGCTTAGAGTCAATCTGAGTTTGGATAGCGCTGGTAACTCCATCTACATATCCTAACTCTGTAGAAGTTACTGCAGAAGCAGTAACTTTACCTGAGCCATCACTAACCAATGCCTTACTGGCACTAAGGTTACCAGTTGTTATAGTAGATACGGCTCCAGCAATATTAGCTACACGTCTTGCCTCAATAGCTGTAGCCTCTGTAGTAGTACCTTTTGTATCTAATTGAGTTTGAATTGCTGACGATACACCGTCTAAATAACCAAGCTCTGTAGACGTTACGTCAGACACAGCTACTTTTCCAGACCCATCGGAAACTACAGCTCTGGAAGCTGTTAAGTTTGTATCGTCAATAGTAGTAGCAGCCCCAGTAATAGTAGCTTGTTTAGAGTCAATTTGTGTTTGTATAGCACTAGTTACGCCGTCTAAATAACCTATCTCAGTTGAAGTTACTGCAGAAATAGCAATTTTACCTGAACCATCACTAACTACAGCCCTTGAAGCTGTTAAATTGTCTTTATAAACAGTAGATACAGCACCCGAACGGTTATCTGTAATTGCAGTATTTAAATCTGCACCATTATATTTAACGGAGGTAGCAGTAAACTGTCCTACAGCTAAATTAGCAGCTCCAGTAGGACTAATAGCAATATTAGAATCAGGATCTCTAGTTTCGGATAGTGTAAAAAACTTAGCTGACTCATCATAGTAGATAGCGGCGTTACCAGAGGTACCACGATTAAAGAATATACCTACATCTGCACTGGGGGCACCCGATACAGCATTGGCAAGCATGATAAATCTGTCTTGAATTACTTTATTTTCTGAATTAACAGTTGTGGTATCGCCATTAACCGTTAAGTTACCTGTGACAACTAAGTCATCACTCATATTTACTTGACCAGTAAATGTAGCCCCAGCTAAAGGAGCTTTTGCATTTAATTGTGTTTGTATAGCAGAGCTAACACCATCAAGATAACCAATTTCTGTAGAAGTTACAGCAGATACAGCTACTTTCCCTGAACCGTCTGATACTAAAGCACGGCTAACAGTTAGGTCTGCATCGTCAATAGTAGTTGCGGCCCCAGTAATAGTAGCTTGTTTAGAGTCAATTTGAGTTTGTATAGCAGAGCTAACACCATCAAGATAACCAATTTCTGTAGAAGTTACTGCGGATACAGCAACCTTACCACTTCCATCAGATACTACAGCTCTTGACGCAGTAAGATTACCAGTTGTAATTGTTGATACAGCTCCAGCAATGTTAGCTACTCTTCTTACTTCAACTGCATCAGCTGCTCCAGACGATGCAGCATTAGCAGTAGCTCTTGTATTAATATCGTTA